CCCCCTCTCCAGCGTGCCAGCAGCTTTAGCGGGTCCTGTTCACTGAAAAACGTCAGCGTCTTGATTGCCACGGCAGATAAAATTACCGCACCAAGTGCATCCAGAGGTTTATCGGCGTAGCCCGTCATTTTTGCCAGCCACGAACCCACCAGCCCGGAGCCATAGACGCCAGCAAAATATGACACGACGAAATACGCGGAACGCCGAAAAATCGTCAGGTCGGCAGCGGTGGCCACGTAGAACACAGCCCCGGCAAACGCGCCGAACACCACGCCGTAATCAGTACCAGTAAGCAGTCCATAAATGCTGGCGCCAGTCAGCGCGCTACCGGCGGCTACGGTACCGGAAAAAGGTTCGGACATTACGCCCCCTCTTGTGTGTGAGTCCTCTCAGGAATGAGGGGAAATAAAAAAGGCCCGTCGAAGTGGGCCTGAATTTTTACAAATTATAAAAAGTAAGATGGTCTGATGGCTCTGTCCGAAGATATATCCGATAATGTTAAACAAATGGAGACAAAGAGATCCAGATCCGGTCGTTTTTTATAAAAGAGGCATAATAGCTACCTATGGAAATCATGTTAGTTATCAGCCTGCTTCTGGCTTTTACAGCATTATTCGTACTGGCGACTATAAATGCATTTTTTCCCAGACAAAAAAACTACCGAACTGCTGCAGCTCCGGTGATGAAGTTACTGACATCAGAAATGAATCTGGTCTCTGCAGGAGAATATCCATTCAGATTAATTACAGAGGCTGAAATCTATGAGCTTTACCCCTATCTGAACGAAAAACATCAAATACTCTTAACAGAAGCTTATGATCTCTATACCGAGGCTCTGACATCTACTGCAAAAATACGACACCGAGGTGAAGAGCATCCGTCCTTAATGATTGACTTCCCCAAAGGGTTCATAATAACCAATCCGCAGGAGGTCCTGAAAAAGATGGAGCCTTTGCGCCAGGCTCTCGCAGAAGAATGGGAGTTGATGCTTTAATTATGTAGACTGGATGGCGCTGATAATCAGGCGTAAGTGGTTCTCTCCAGGTAAATTGGAGCATAAAAAAAGACCTGCTCGGACGAACAGGTCATATCAGGAAGAACATCTCTCGACGGTGCCGGGTGCCTCCCGGTGAAACGCTGACTGGATGCAGCGCTTCGCATGCTGTAGCAATTACAGAGTATCCAGTAATGCCCCTCCGCTCAGGGGGATTCGCCATCATTTTTCATTTTTATGACTGTCAAAGAATGCTCTTTAATCGTAGTGCCCGCTTCGTTGATTTCAACTCGACCGATACAAATTTGGTCACTTTGCAAACATGATCACAAACCAGCAAGAAACGCATCTGCAGCGTTTAATAAAGAATGCTCGGTCGTAATCAGGCAATAAAAAGGCCGCCCGCAGGCAGCCTTTTTGAGGTTTGGTTTGTTTGCTCAGTGAAGGTTCAGGACAGAGATAGGGTAACGGAATTCTTTTCGTGCATGATCCACACACACGACGCGGACGTGTCGGTTGCATATAAACCACGTTTCATCCCGATCATTAGCCAGTATGTAATATGCATCTGACGTCTCAGAGGGGTTGAAACAACCCAGTACACGATAAGCCGTTTCCATATTAAATCCGCTCTTTAACGGCATTGGTGTGGGGCCGTTATCGAGTTCCTGAATCCTGATATATAGACCTTGTTCAATCCACAGCATAGGAATCCTTGTATAACGGGTACCTTTACAGCATAGGTATCTGCGTACAGGTTTGCCATGTCCCTCTGGAAATTTATTACACGTTGAAAGGTCTGGCTGGGCACACAAAAAACCGCTCGGTGGCGGGTATCAAAACGACAGAGGCACCAATTAAGGTGCCTTACGCAGGGAAGCAGGCTTGTCATCACCATCTTGCCGCTCCTGTCTTTCTTTCGAAAGTCTCACAAGTCCCATTAGGGTACATCGACAGTATTAGGCAGGCTGCCCGGAGCTACTCATTTCAGGCGCAACATTCCATGATTAGAAGCATACAGGACAACTTCGGACAAAATCAAGTCCTGCGTGCCGAAATAGCTAAATATTGTCTTTATCATCACGAAAATCGGTTGTTTGTTGAAACGCTCTTTCTGCCCGTCTCTCACCCTTATGACAAATGTCCACTAATGCCTCATAAAAAGGCTTCCAGTTTCGGGTCCAGGTTCTGACGTGTAAATCAGGCGTATATTTTACGATTGCTTTATACGCTGCTGTAGACGGTATCGACGAGTATCCATTGCCTCCGCAGCGCTCACACGTTTTATATACCGGCGCACCACGTTCCTGGGTAGCTTTGCGGTCTAGCACTTCGCCTTTGCCACCGCAACGACAGCGGGCCTTCAACTCACCCTTTCCATTACAGGCAAGGCATACGCGCTTAACCAGTTCATATTTAATTTGAGGAGGCACGATTTCGACTTGATCAGAATTGATAATGCCCGGATGTTTAATGACTTCTTCCATTTGTGAAGTAAGTCCAGTGCCGGAACAACTTTGACAAGTCACGCTAGTAGCCGCAGAACGCGAATACTCAGCAAAGGCAAATTGCGCTAGCACCAGCATACAGCTACCGAATTGGCCACCAGCTGCCTTACGGACATTTTTAGGGGCAGCGTCCATTGCGTGACGCGCCAGCGCCTGAACCGCCAGTTGCACGTCTGTTTTACTGATACCCGCTTTACCGAAGAAAGCCGCAAGCCCAAACCGAGCCCTGTTGCTGGTGGTGCCGATAGCCGCCATGACGTCAGTACCGGTGATCCGCTCAGGTGAGGTGCCTTTCACATTGTCGCTGATATGCATTCCCTGAGGGGAAAAGTGTTTCAGTGCTGCTTCCAGTTTCATTATTCACACTCCCCAACCAGATTAAAAATGACCGCCTCGCCCTCGTTCTCCATGTACTCGCCTTTTCCGCTTGCCATAAACCATCTGCATACTTCCACGGCTTCAGCACGCGTTACAGGCGGGATGGTTGACAGCAATTTTTCCAGATAAAACTCGCGGTCATATACAGATTGATAATGCTCGGAATAACCAAATTCATAGCCAAGCTCTTTACCTGCGGCATTGCGCACCTGATAGAGCCAGTCCCAGTAAACAAACTCGCGAACAGTGTCAGAAAGGGTGCGCGGCTCTGGCAGAACGTCACGGTAGCCATCAACATACACGCGGCGCTGGTCGTCAATTTCGACCATACGTCTACCGCCAATGTGCCCGGCTCCCAGTTCTTCAGTGGTCCAGCCCCAGTGATGATCATCGCTAAATTTCGTTGATGACTTAATCATGCGTTCAGCTTCTACATCATTGAATGCTGTTTCGTAGCTGCCGAATTGCGCTCGGACTGCTGCCGCTTTTTTGATGTTCTCCCGCGCAGCCTCAATCGCCCGTGCCGGGTTATCCATGCCGATCGTACCGAATGCAATCTGGAACGGATCGGCCCCGCTCGCCAGCAGGTAACTTGAGTACCGTTTCTCAGCCTCTTTCGGGCTGATCTTAATTTTCTTCAGCGCGGCTTCAGCAGCGTCCAGATGTGCTGGTTCGTTCAGCCGGATAACCTCCAGTACCCAGAGATAAGCGTCAGTCTGCTTATGTCCGGTGATTTTTCGTTGTTCAGGCAGCGGCTTGATGGTTGCTAAGGTGGTGCTGTGCGCTGCCGTCGGGATAGTGAAAAGTGGTTTATGTTTTGTGTTATCTGTACGCATTATGCAGCTGCCTTTTTCAAAAATGTCATCTCGCGAACCTGATCGCCGTTGACCAGTAGATCGTTAAAATCCCCGTTGTCGCACCAGCGCACACTAACTTTTTCAATGTCATTTTTTGCCAGCAAGTTAGCGTTGGCACATACGAACGCCGCCGCATGGCCTGTTGCTGAATGGGGGTCCATGTCGGCAAAAATGATGAGATGCCGGACGCCAGCTGGGGCGCGAAACTTTTTCATAAAGCCGCTGTTCAGCGTTGCCCAGGTATTGCAGCCGTAAAGCTGTACACCGGATAAAGCCGTTTCAATACCTTCCGCAATACCCAGCGTGGACGCGACGGGAAACATCCTCACCGCGACAGACTGGGCGTGATCCAGATAGGAGTCCTCCTGTAACGAGTAAAGGCGTTTCTGCCCGTCGCCCATCGGTGCTTTTTTATCGCCGTCGAGATAGGTCCGGTGCAGGTAACACAGCTCACCCCGGTTATCTGTTGCAAGTGAATACAACGACTGATATACGCGGCCCTGATAGCGCTCCTTCGGACAAAAACGTACTGCTTCAGCCGGTAGCTTTGTGATCCCCCGGGTCAGAAGGTATTGCGCCGCGCTGGTGCCGCGAGGACCTTCCAGCTTTGAAAATTTGCTCACCACCCGCTGGCGCAGGCTGGTGGCCGTGGTGTTGATCGGCGGTGCACGATGCCGGTAATCATTACCAAGCAGGGCGTCGATTTCCCGGCAGACTTCAGCAAATGATCTCCCCTGGGTCTGAACGACAAGACTGATACCGTTGCCGCTGCCACATTTGCAAATCCACGTACCATTTCCGTCCTGGTCATCAATGCGGAAACTTCCCCGCATGGCGCAAAGCGGACACTCACCCTTAAAGTGACGCCCTCCGGTAACTGGCGGGAGTCCGTAGTGTTCAAAAATTTCCGGCCATCGGCCTTTTGCTGCTTCAGTGGTTTTCACGTTCTGTCTCCCGCATTCTTACGAAGTTGCTCAAACTGCTTTTTGGCGCTGATGATCCTGCTGGTCGGACAGCCATCAGGAATGGTTGTCAGTTGCTGAGCCTGCTCATTAGTTGGGTTGTGAACGACGGTCATCTGTTGTACCTGTCGCTTCTCCTGCCCTTTTGCCCAGGCGATTTGTTTATGGCGGATGTAATTGCTGACCTCCGGGGTGATCTCCATCGGGAAATCGCTCAGCCCGTCAGGCCACTCGCCGAATTTGTCCCGGAAGGTATGAAGACACCACCCGTTACTGACGGGTTTGCCGGTTGACGCACGCTGGCGCTGGTAAAACTTAATCTGGCTCCACCAGGCCTGTTTGGTGCTTTTCGTTGCAACGGCAGAACCTCTGGAAAGCTTTTTAATTTTCCGTGAGGTATCGGTATCCACGTCGGAGCCGGCCAGCGGCTTAAAGCCGCACTTCGGGCAAACGTAAACGCCAGCCGGCTTCATGAAGTGACATTCAGGACACTCTTTGGGGATTTTTTCGGCGCGCTCTTCCGCTGCCCGTGCTGCCGCCTCCTTCATGCCATCACTGGAATCCAACAGAACGTCGTATTCGATAGCATCGGGAAAGCCCAGGCGGTGAACGGTTCCGCTGTGATCGAAGATCAGACAGGTATCTTTGCCCAGTGCAGTGCGAAGGCCGCGACCGATACACTGTATCCACCGTATTTCTGATTTAGTGGGTCGGGCATAGATGATGCAGCGCACATCACTGTCGAACCCGGCCACCAGCACGCCCACGGACACGAGGATTTTTGTCGCACCAGTTTCGAAGCGGTGGATCATGACCTGACGCTGGTCATGGGGCGTTTCCGCTGTCATGACTTCAGCGTTTACCCCGGCTTTGTTGAACTGGATGGTGACGAAGTTAGCGTGAGCCACGTTTACGCAGAAGGCGATAGTGGGAAGGTCGCGCCCGTTCTCAAGCCAGTTACTCACGATGTCGCCCACCAGATCAGAGCCACTCATGATTTCTGCCAGTTGGGTTTCGTTGTAGTCCCTGCCAAAATCAGACGCGGACATTTTCACGCCCTTTAAATCTGGCGTCGTTGGCGCATAGAATTCAAACGAACTGAGGTCGCCGCGCTTAATCAGTTCGCTGATTGTGGTGGGTTTAATCAGACGCTGATAGTAGTTACCCAGGAAGGATGAAAAAGGCGTACCGGAAAGCCCGATAACCTTAACGTCCGTTTCACTGGTAAGGCGTTCAATCTCTTTCAGGATGGTGCGCTTGCGTAGATGGGCTTCATCGATAATCAGCAAATTGATATTGTCGGGAAAATCACGGCGGATCAGGGTGTCGGCGCTGGCAATCTGGATCAGCCGCGCAGGGTCAACTTCTCCCTTCTCGGCTTCAGCCCAGACCAGGCCAATTTCATCAGGGTTCAGACCGTAACTCACAAAACGGATGGCTGTCTGGCGCAGCAAAACAGTGTACGGAGCGACAAAAAGCACACGCATCCCGCGGTTGACAAAGCCGTCAGTGATGAAAGCGGCCAGCCCTGTCTTACCGCTGCCGGTGGGTGCGTATACCATGAAGGAATTCTGTGCCTTCCACTCACGACGCAGCATATTCAGTGCCCGGTCCTGTGCAAAATTTGGTGTGATTGTCAGCATCTGCCGCCCCTAACTCTGTGCCTGTAAGTGAGCCTGAACTTTTCCAGGAGAAACCCACCTGTCCGCTTTAATGTTTAGCCGTCTAAATGGCTGTTCCGTTTTTTTGGAGGGGAGTGCTGCTTACAGAGATCTACTTAACCTATGTACCCTTCTCCTGGAAAAGGACGCTATACCTGCCCCTTCTCCCAACTCCCCCCTTACCCCCCTCTTCCCTCTTCCCCACTGTTCCTGGGGTTTAGACATCCAGACACCTTTAAGTCCGAACATCTGATGAGGTGGTCATCACTGACCGAATGAGGGGGGTTTTTCTGTGTAACCCTGTAATGCCCGGTGATACTTTCTTGCATACTCACGAAGGCGTGTATTGGCTTCGTGTCTTGCTTTGTTCTCTTTGCGAAAGCTCACTGGCTCGCTGTTTAAAAACTCCTCGTAGACTTCTCCGTAACGAACGATTGCCTTTTGCCTGGCTGATGGGGGTAACGCTGACAACTGCTCCTGTATCCACTCGTCATCGGCTTTGCTGTATGCGGATGGCATCACCGTGCTGTTAACATGCATGATTGGATTGCAGTAATTCAGGCCAGATCTTTTGCCAGTTTTTAGGACTAAGCGCTTTACGAGTTACTTTGCCACCGCTGTGAATTTCAATTTGCGCGCAAATTTCTGGTCCTATAGGTTTCCCTGTACTCATGACTTTTCGCAGGTAATTGAGTGTTGTTCCACAACGTTGCGCAAAAACCTTTTTTTCTTCAGGCGTTAGAGTCGCCATGTAGTGTTTTAAAGTTTCCATAATTGACCTCTGTACAAACATCAGGATTGATATTACCCGCAGGTATCAAGATAATCAATACCCATAGGTTATTTACCAGCGGGTAACAAAGGTTAAAATGAGTGTTATGGACAAATACGAAAAACGTCGTTTACGACTCATCCAATTGAGGGATGATTACTGTGATGGAAACGCCTCAAAACTCGCGAGAAAGATCGAGCGAGAGCCTTCCTACGTTCTAAGAATGCTTTGGCCCGAGGGCAAAGCCGGTAGAAAACGCATTGCCGACGACATGATTGAAGTAATCGAAAAATCGTTTGGCTTACCACGAGGATGGATGGATGGCATCAGCCAGGAAAAAACGAACGTCGAATTAGTTCAGCAACCAAATCCAGGGAAGAGATATCCAGTGATCAGTTGGGTAAGCGCAGGAGCTTGGGCGGAAGCAATAGAACCGTACACCCTCAATGATGTCGAAGAGTGGTGTGAATCAGATGCGCATGTTGAAGGTGAAGGTTTTTGGCTCCGAATAAAAGGCGATTCCATGACCTCCCCAGTGGGCATGAGCATTCCAGAAGGAATGATGGTTCTATTTGATACAGGTCGCGAGGCTAAGCACGGCAGCCTTGTACTGGCTAAGCTAATCGATGCCAATGAGGCTACTTTCAAAAAACTGGTCATCGATGGTGGTGATCATTTCTTGAAACCACTCAACCCCTCTTACCCCCTCATTCCCATAAACGGGAATTGTAAGATTCTCGGTGTGGCCGTAGAGGCACGAATAAAAATAATTTGATAAAACCCGCTATGGCGGGTTTTTTATTACCTTAAAAATCAAATCGATAAAAAAAATCACTAAAATTATTACCTATGGGTGTTGACGACTGTTATTACCCACAGGTATGCTCACATCACTGGCAAACAACTGGTCCACAGATATGAGCAATTTAACCCCGACCCAGCCTTTCGATATTCATAACAAATTAAAAGCCAATTCTTCGCACTGGGATTACTTACATGCTGCGGAGCCCTGGCTAGGTGATTGTGCTTTTCAGCTTATGACTGACCATTCAAATGACGAATTAGAATATGCATTATATCGCCGCATAGAAGGTGATTATTTCTGTTTGATCGACTTCTTCAAAAGCTATAGCGAAGCATGTGATGAAGCGAAAGAAATCATAAATAGCATTCCCAATTACAAAGCGATAATTATTAGTTAATCATCAAAAAATAATATTACAGCTTAACTGCTGGGAATAATCTCACCTCAAGGAAATTAAAATGATTAAATTTAATAAAAGAAAAAAATTAGCCTTACACAGACTTCCATTTATTGGCGGTAAGTCTAAATCCGGTTTCGGACTCAGCTTTTGGAATGTGCCATCAACGGGCGGCTACTCTGGAGGATGCATTACGGGAGCTGCATTGGCATGGATCTGGCTTAAACATCTAGAAAATGAAGCAAGGCAAGGCGAGGGAAATACTCCATTCACTATTTCCCGCATAGTTAGTGAACTAAGTGATCTAAGTGAAAATGATTCATTGAAAGGGCAGATGATAGGATTCTTCGAAATCATCGAGATTGTTCTTTTTAAATTAATTTCCGATTCCAGGATTCATTTTACGAAAGACGAAAAAAAACTTATTGAACAAGCTAATGCGGGATTGAAAGGTATAACGAAGAGAACTAATGATGAGTTTCATTAAAGATGTGGCGGCTTACAAATTAGCGCTTTTATACATGAACTGTGTTTACGAAGTGATTGCGAATCTTTATTTACGCAAAGCATATGGGAGATAACCATGCCGAAGCGACAGGACATACAAGATATAACAATCACAACAGAGCATCTTTACGCGTTGCTGGAGGTGCTGTCTCAACAATATAAATCCATTGAATCTTATCAAATGGAGAACCTCATAGAGTTAGCTTACGCACTATCTGCAAAGGTTAATTCATGGGCAGTTAAGGAAGAAAAAATAGTTCTTGAGATTGAGGAACAACAGCGCAATGGAAAACGTAATTGACTTATACCGCCGTCGGATCACTCACGCTGCATTAAACAGACTCGAAAATAAAACTTCGGGAAATCTCCTGATTGTGAATCTTCCGAATGGTGCAATCGAAACGGTGGAAATAACAGAAAGTGTAATGACTCAGTTATTGAGACGATTCGAGTTAATGGCTCGTGGTGAATTCGGAAATCGTAAGGAAACTGAATCATTTCTTAAAGCCACTTACCAGAATGCAATTGGCATCAATAAAAACACTGAGTATCTGACCGAGTCAGGGAAATTAATCATCGATGATCTGTTTAAAGAGGTCACCGATTACGTGAAACAAAAACATTTAAGCGGGGGTGTCCAGTGAAAGAGTTTACTCAGGAGCAATTGCGAGCGGCGGGACTTCGCTGCGTATGTCCGGTGGATCTGCACGTTGCACCGGAGTTTACCGGGCGCGTCGTTGTTCACCTGAAGGACGGGCGAGCAATCTGTGACTACCGCCTTACCACGGACGATCACATCACCACTCTTCAGGGGTTTATCGAACTGGCCCGCGAAGCTGGCTGGCGCATTACCCCGCCAAAAGAGGTGATGCGATGACACTGACAGCTATACGCGTACCCGAATGGGTACATGCCCAGGCCATTAACGTTCTGCGGCGTTACCGCCAGCGCCGGGTTGTGCCGTGTCGTATCCAGTGCGGAAACCTCAGTCTGAGGGTCAACCGCCGCTGGCGTCTTCTTTCCCGCGACGGCGGTCAGAACTGGAAAGTCTTATCGCATGAATCATACAACAAATTAAAGGACCGGAAATGAAAACGACTAATACCACCAGCGCGATCGATGTTGCCTTTCGTCAGTATGAAACACCTGCCGGCCCACTGTATGTTGTCATGCGTCACGGTGGCAAAAGGCGATTCCTGAGCCGCGGCGCCGCGCTCAACAATCTGGCTCACTACATGGTTTCAACAGTGTTCAGAAAGCTCGACTTGCCCACTAACGAGCCATGCCAGCAAATTTTTGAGGATGGCTCAATTGCTTATCACCTCGGCGATCACACTTCTGATTACCTCTGCGCCCACCAGCGTTGTCTGCGCCGTCTGCGCCGGATACTGGCCCGCAAGCGCGAACAGCAAAGATGGCTTTCGAAATGGGAGTCCATGCACAACCGCTTTGTGAAAGAACGCGACGAACTTCAGGCCAGCAAACCGTTTTAAGGATCACGCCATGTTGAACAAAAATTTCGCCCCGGAACCGACACAGAATGGTGTAAGAGATGGCAACCGGGTTATTGGCTATTCTGGCCTGGTACGTCAACTGGATAAGGGCCGATACGATAAATGCCTTCCTGAAGGGATGCGCATGCTTGCCTGTATTTTTGAGGCAAAACAAAACGGCTGGCTGAGTCTGCCCATTGATAAGGAAATTATTATCTGGCGCTGGCTGGTGGCAGCGGTGTTCATCTCAGAGGAGATGGAAAAGAACGGCACTGTTGATGTTCACAGGGGAGATAGAGGCATTGACACGGCCACTGTCTATTCAGGCAAACACGGAGCAATCAGTGTCTATCCCGGCCCTGAGCGTTTCGCGCTTGCCAACCATCTTGAAGGTTGCGCCATCGAAAAATACGGACAGAAACTCGGTCAGCAACTGGCGCTGCGCATGTATCAGGACATGGTGGTTACCGACAAAGATTCAGGCTTCAGGCTGTCTGCGATGGGTCGGGAAGGCCTGAATATTTTACATGACAGCTTTATCAAGCAAATCCAGACCGAAGGTATGCCTGGCATGCCGGTTATGCACTGAGGACAACGATAATGAACACAGTAACCATTAACAACAAACAGCTCTCTGCAGTGGAATATCGTGGTCAGCGCGTGGTCACTTTCGCGATGATTGATGAAGTACATAACCGCCCTCAGGATACCGCCCGAGCAGCGTTCAACCGCAATCGTGAGCATTTTATCGCTGGCGTAGATTACGAAGAATTAGGTTCGGACGTATTACGTACGGACCTCCCTCAGGGGACATTCTCGAAATTTGCTCCGTCCGGCATTGTACTTTTTGAGTCCGGTTATCTGATGCTGACAAAGCCATTCAATGACCCGTTGTCATGGCAGGTGCAGCGCGAACTGGTTAACAGTTACTTCCGCACCCGCGAACCGCTTACTGAAATTGAGATGATCGCAGTAATGGCCGCTGATGCCGTGCGCCAGCAAAAGCGCCTGAATCATGTTGAAGAGCAGATCGAAGCAGTCACAGAGACGGTGGAAAATATCAAGCGCGGAAACATGCGGGCCGGTTATGTCGGTTACCGCCAGGTGGTCGCAAAAAGCGGTATGACTGATGCCAAGTGCCGGAACCTGGTTAACGCATATCGCATCCCAACTGATACGCACGAATTTATGACCCCTGACGGCCTGCTTTCTCGCCGTGCGATTATTGAGCTTGAGCCGTTCATGAAGGCTTTCCACCAGATGATGAGCGAAGCGGAGCCGCGCGGTACACGCTGGTTCCATCCCAAAATGGGTTTATTTCAGGCGATTGGGTGGGACTTAAAATGATGAACACAGTGTTTTTATTGCTTGCTGAATTTGGCACAACAACGATCCCGCTGGCGGATGTGTCGGAAAAATACTTCGGTCTTAAACCGTCGACCGCAGAAAAGAAAGCGTCCATGGGGGAATTTGCGTTACCAACCTTTCGCGCCTATGACAGCCAGAAAGCACCACGCATGATCCACGTTCAGGATCTGGCGGAACACCTCGATAAGCAACGACAAAAAGGCATCGAATTATTCAATCAGATGCAAAGTGGCAGTTAAACAAAGCAATTTTCAAAAAATAAAAATGTCCCGGATTATGGTTTTTATTAACTTATTCCGGGATTTTTTTTGGATAACTCAGCACCCCAATAGCACCCCATAATTATATAAGTGCTTGTTTTACTCAAAAAAAGCCCCAGCAACATGCCGGGGCCTGGTACGAGCAAACATCATATTGGGCGACATGATGTGCGGTAAAAAAA